CCACTTGCTTCACCTTCTTTTACTGGCACGGTTACGTCTGCTGGAAATTTATCTCTTACCAATGCCACGCCGACAATTTCTTCTACTGCTGTAGGTGCAGTTCTTGTTTTATCGCCAAACGCCGCAGGAGTTCAATTTCCGGCAGGTGCAGCGGGCAATGCAGGAATACAATTTGCGGGGGACTCTGCTGGAGCGGGTTTATTTAGAGCCGGGACTACTATTTATGGCTTAAGCGGGGCGTCAAATGAATTCATGCGATTCGGTCCATTGGGAGTAAGAGGCACCAGTGCCGCAGCTTATGGTATGACTTCCAGTGGAACTTCAAGTTCGGGGAATTATGATACTTGCTGGGATCGCCAAGGTGCAGGAGTTGCTCGATTCGATGCCAATTCCGGCTGTAATGACGGACTGGGTAAAGTTCAAGCTCAGGCTTATACTTCAACGGTCAACTGTGCAGCAATTGGTACTGCCGCCAATCCTTCAGTAGCAAGTTGTACTAGTGCGACTGCCGGTTCTTTCTCTTGTGCTACAAATGCATCAACTGGAACCTGTACCGTCAACACAACCGCCGTCACAGCGAATAGCGAAATTTTAATCGAAGGTAGAAACGATACAACCACAGGAACTCGACTCGGAGTAACCTGTAATACCGGAATCACCACGGCGCTTCCTGAAATTTCCGCCGTTGTGGCTGCAACAAGTTTCACAATTAATCTGGGAACCTTCACTACGAATCCAGAATGCTTCAGCTTTCTTGTCGTAAACTAAATGTTTAAAAGTCTCCTAATCTCGGCTTTCCTGCTTCTAGCTGCCTCCTTCGCCCACGGCCAAGCCTGTGGTCCACCTAGCTACGAGTGTTTTAATCGAAGTATCAGTGTCGTTCCGTATGTCATCCCAGGTAATAATCAATGGGTCGATGCTAGTTGGGGTCCTAATGTTTGCGATGCCACTAGTATATATTCAATGGCGCAATGTGGGAATCTAACAGGAGCAAACACCTGTCACACTCCCGCTGATTTTGGAAATCAAATGTGTCGCGCCACTGATATAAAAACTGATGTCATTGTAGGGTCTGATAATCCTAAAACACAATGGCAGACCGCCGACGAACCGAGCGTCAATCTATGGAATAATGATGATACAGCGATGATGCTCCACGTCGTTGGGGGCAATCAATTTGTATTCTTATTTAATCCTGTGACAATGGTTTCGACAATGGTCACACCTGTTATTTCATTTCCTTCTGGAACAGTATGGTCGAAATCAGCCAGAGATCAGATTTATACATTAGATAACACAACTGGTCCAGGAATATATCTTCAGCAAAATGTAGTAGATTTACACGTTCCTTCTACTGGCGTATCTACAAGCCAATTGTTTGATTTCGCAGGAACAAATTGTTTAGCCAATTCTGTCAATGGTACAGCAGGTGCTGGGGATACATTTCCTCTTAATCAATGGACAGGAGCAATTAGCAGTGAAGACGGCAATACATTTGGCACTGCTTTTTCCTTATTACCCGGACAAGGTAGTGGATATTATGCTGTAATCTGGACACGAGGTCAAAACGGTTGTGATGTATGGAACACACTAACTGGCGTAGTTACTCATACCGACGGAACACCCCCGGTCACAACCAATGTTGGGACAATGCCCGACACCCAATTTAATGGTCCTTCATGTCCCGGAGGAAGTTGTGGCGGCAGAGCCGGGCGAATGAAAATCCACGATGAGAATATGGCCAATTCTACTACTATGGCATTGTCTAGTGGCGCGGCCAATCGAGTGTATGGAAGTTATATAGACGGGCCATTGTTCTGGGTAAAAGGCACGGCAAATATATTATGGTGCGGAATTAATGCTATAAATTGGGTCAGTGGCAAAAATTATAACGGTCTTGGCAATTTAATTATCCCTACTTCCAATGTCACCAATCCCGGCGGATTTATGTATCAAATTATTAACAATGTCGCCGGTACAAGCGGAACAACGGAACCTTCTTGGAATCAAACTCCTGGCGGTGATACCTCTGATAGTGTTGGTACTACTCAACCTCTGACTTGGCGTAATATTGGAATTGGCCCGAATCAGCAATATTTCTGCGACGGACATAACTGGAAGGGTTTCCAAGGGATTGCTACTGGAAAACAATATACCTATCATAGTTACGTTCGACCGCAATTTGCCGATGCGCAAGGCGATCCGCTTCTGGTTTTAGGCGGCAATGCACAATCCGCAGGAGATCAGCATTTCGGCAATACCAATGCCAATGCCACGGATACCAATTGGATATTTGTCTCTAGCACTGATTACGGAACAACTACCGATATATTACACGGTACACTACCAAGCGCCCTGTATATGGAAGACTTTTTTGTGGCCCCGCCTTATTGTACACCAGGAGTTTTAAATACAACCCCTTGTACCCTTGGACAAGTGCGACGTGCGGCTCACTGTTTCGGAACAGGTTGGCATCAAGCTTTTGATGTACAAAACTGTATGGGAATTGTCTCTCAAACTGGGAATTTCATGATGCTTGCAACGGATTTCTTTGGTACAAACGGGAGTACAAAAGGAACCATTAATCAGCCAAATACTTGGTTGAGCAAATGTAATCCCGGTGGTCCTAAATGGCATCCATCTGACAATGCCCACTATCCAGTTGGAACAATTATTTATCCGATTTTAGCGCACCCAGGTGATGCGGGAAATTATCTATATCAAGTACAATCTTGTTCCTCTTCGCCTTGTAAAACCGGAACCACCGAACCTGACTGGTCCCTCCATCAGCAATCTACTGTTGCGGGCATGGGAACATTTAATGAATCTCTTACCGGAGGAAATATCACTTGGCAGGCGGCACCTGATGTTAATAATCCATTAAATACTGCTGTACAAGATTGTCGCGCTGACGTAATGATCGTGCGACTCTCAAATTCCTCCGGTCCTTCGGCCCAAAACTCCATCATCCAAGGCAATGTTAAAGTTCAAGGTAACGTAATCATCCAATAGGAGAATTCATGAAATCGTTGTTTGCGTTGGTACTTTTAGTTGTAACCGCCCCCCTCTTCGGTCAAGCTATCACAATTGACGGGGCGACTCTTTTGAGTTCCTGTCCAAAACCCACTGTCAATACTGTAATCCAGTGTAGTGTGGCAAATGATCCGGCCAACCCAGACGGAGTGTATGTAAGCGCGAATGCTGCGGCTTATTTCAAAGTTGGAGCAGTGGTTGCGACTGGAGTATCCTCTTTCAATACCAGAACTGGCGCAGTTGTATCAGCAACAGGCGATTATAGCTATGCCCAGCTCTCTAGTCCTCCTACTACCCTTGATTGCTCCACTTGGAGCGTAGCACAAAACGGACATCTGTCAGCCAGCGGCTGCGTAATTAAATGAAGTTCCTCTGGACCCTATTGCTACTTGTCGCTCCGACCTTTAGTCAAGTCGTTGCTGAAGGTGGAGTTGTCGGTGCGCAGCTTATCCCGAACGTAGCCTATGATTTCGAATTATGCTGTGGCGGGCCTGGCTCTGGATTTGTAGGCAATGGCTTCTATACCGACGGCGCAGTTGATGGCGACTTCCGGCTATTCTATATGGGTAAGGGTTGTCTAGTCGGTTGCCGCTTCGACGGAACAATCCAAGACTGGTTTACCCGCCAATCGCTTAGTCGATACTGCACAATTCAAAGCGCCCTTTTGATCGGAACCTTCAATTCCTTCAAATACTATCCCAGTGTCGAAGCTGAATACTCACAGATGTTCTGTGTAAAAGACGGGAACCACTGGGGATCAGGCGGCACCTTAACCGTCCACCTTCAATAACTCGGAGTAACTATGGCAATCTTTACATCAATTTTTGTTCCGGTTGGCGGGTCAACCTCCGGGTCTACGACTGCTGACATCCAAGGAACTATCACCACTGGTGCCTCATCAGCAGAAATAGTGCTAAGTCGCTACACTTTATTTGCCATCAACGCCAATGGCGACATCAATATTCGTTGTGGCAATGCGGGTATGCCAGCAGCGGCCAACACAGACTTTCGTATCCCCAGTGGGGTGGTTGCAACTTACCAGGTCCCTGCTCAATGGGATCGTATCAGACTATTCAACAATGGCGGCTCCACCATTACCTACTGGATTCAGCCCCTTCGGCAAACACTCTAATGGCCTATCAATTCGCAGACGGTTTCGACAATTACGGCAACAATTACACCTTTACGAACGGCTATCCCTGGACCACGAATACTGCCGGAGCGGGTATATTTGCGACTACGGGCGACTTTCGCTTCGCTGCTCCAGGCAGTCTCCCGAGCGGATGCGCTTCGGTTCAAGGCGGTAACGCTTATCTTCGGCAAAACTTAGCCTCCAATCAAGCGACTTTGATAGTTGGTTTCGGCTACAAGATTGCCGCCCTGCCTTCCTCTTATCAGGATATCTGTACACTCTGGGATGGCACAACCCCGAATCCACAGATAAGTTTAATTCTAAATAACCTTGGGCAACTGTTTTTTGCGCGAGCAAACGGCGGAGGGATCAACGGCACGACAGTAGGTCCGGTCAGCAGCAGCAACCTTATCGTTCCCAATGCTTGGTACGGCATCCAACTTCAAGTAACAATCAGCTCCACTGTCGGCGCAGTTTCGTGTTATGTGAATGGCAATGCGACGCCTAGTATTACTGGTTCATCATTGAATACCCAGAACACCGCCAATGCTTATGCAAATCAAGTGTCTATAGGAACAGCAGGTTCTAGTGGAGCAACTGGTCTCCAAAAGTATGACGATTTCTTTTGCTTGGATAATACCGGAGGATTTCTGAACGCCCTTCTTGGCGGAGATGCTCGTATCCTAACCAAAATGCCCGCCAGTGCCGGTAACTATTCAAACTGGACTCCGAATGGACTAGGCTCTAACTTCCAGAACGCTGCGGTACAACCTCCCAATACCGCCGACTATAACTCCAACAACACTGCTACCACCAAAGACTCCTACACCATGCAAAGCGCCGGTCTTGGAGTTGCCCCGTATTTCGTAATGGCTCGGGCATCCCTTGAACGAGACGACGCTGGTACACACAATCCTAGCCTATTTGTTCGCAGTGGTGCCACGGATAGTTCCGGAGTAGCAACTGCCACCTTGACTTCTTCGTATCTTTTTTATGATGCAATCTTTCAGAACGACCCAGCTACCGGTATAGCTTGGACCGCTACTGGTGCAGACAACGCCCAAGCAGGAATAATCGAGGGCTAATTGTCCGTAAGATTAAATCAAGAGGCATTTGAAATAGCATCAAAGGGCGTAAGCTCCGCCGGGTCCGGAGCGGGGAATGTCCGCCTCAATCAAGAAGTCCTCGAAGTTGCAGTAAAGCGAGTAAGTGCATCTGGTACGCAGGGCGGGAATGTCCGCCTCAATCAGCTTGCCTTCCTATTTCTAACTCCAACCGGCATCCAAGGCCAACGAGTTCAAATCATCGGCGGGCCTTTCGAAGATGCTCTTGGTAATGTTTTATCAAACGGTTACCTGATTTTCCAGCTTCAACACGACGCTGCTGCCCCGAATGTGGCTCAAATCGTAGGCAACATGTCAGTAAAAGTTCCTCTGGACATCAATGGTTTCATTCGAGGAACCACTGTCGGAGCGCCGGTTTTTATTTGGCCCAATGATATTCTCTCGCCTGCCGGAGGCAACTATATCATCTGGGCATACGACTCGGTCAATCGGTTAGCTTGGAACAACCCGCAAATCCAGCGGGTACTTTCTGTGCCCAGTCCATTTAATGTCAATGCCTGGATCCCCGGACCCTAAGAGGGATAATTGCAATATCAAACTCCATCAACCGCGCCGTTCGTCAGCACATACGATGACCCGAATGCTGACGTAACAAATAAAGTAGTGTCACATTTGCGTCGAATGCGTTATTTCCGCAAGCAATACGACCAGCGTCGAGCATATTTTTACCGGCAATATTTGGGTCAGCGTGACCAGCGTTTCTATCCCGATAACATCACGCCCCGATCCAACACCTTTGTAACTTATCCGTTCTCTAATGTCGAGACCATCGTCGCCCGAGTCCTCGACGCTTACTTCTCATATGAGGATTGGTTTGAATGCAAAGGTAGATCGGCGCAGGACGAACCTGCCGCCGAGAAGATGCAGACCGTCCTGCTTCGCCTCCTGAAGCGAGCTGAGTTCACCAAACACTTTGAATCGCTCGTGCGGAACATCGCTATTTATGGCCACTCGGCCATGAAGGTAGATTGGGATTGGGATTATGATACAGTTACGTATTCCGAACCGATTCCTGCAATCGGCCCAGATGGTATGCCGGTGGTTCAACCGGCCATGGACCCTAATACTGGGCAGCCCATTATGCAGCCTGTTATTCTTGGCTACCGTCCTGCTCAAAAACAAGTTCCTCGCAATCGTCCTCGTTTCTTACCTATTGACGTATACGATTTGTTGGTGGACCCAGACGGCGGTATCGTGGCTCATCTCACGGAACGTACTCTTGGCCAAATGATGCGGGAACAGACTCAAAGTCTCCAAGCGGCCATGCAAGACCCCTCAAAGCAACCACTTTATATACCAGAAGCCTTCGACACTCTAGTCAAGCGAGTCTCTCAGAATGTTCGGCCTCCAGACAATCCAATGGACACCGTAATTCGACTGGCGGAGCACTGGGATGAATATGCCCAGACCCAATCCATCATAACATATGGCGAGGACGCTGAAGCGATCTCATGGAAGGACCTGCGTGCTAGCTATCGCGCAGCCGGGTATTCACCCTTCAAGCGATCCGTGTATGCGGGAGTTCCGCTCCTACTCTACACCGGGCCGATCCCCTTCATGCATAAGAAGTGCCCGATAGTCATGACTAATTTCATTCGACTACCGAATGAAATCTTTGGGTTAGGCTCAATCGAGATCATCTCTGATCTTACCGAGGGCATGTGCAAGTTCGTAAACATGATTACGGACAATTGGAACCTAGGCATCAATCATCGGTATGCTTATGACACGAATGCTGATATCGACCACGAAGCTCTAAATAGTTTCAACACTCCTGGCGGCAAGGTCCCGGTAGCAGGCGACCCAACCAAGGTCATCATGCCGCTGCCATTCTTCACTCCTTCGCCCGGCGACTACCAGATTCTTGAAGTCTACAAAATGCTGATCGAGAACACCTCGGGTGTCTCGGACTTCTATTCTAAGGGAGTAGGCAGCCCTACCAACAACAAGACAGCTACAGGCATCAGTTCCGTAATGAACGAGTCCGGCTTCCGTTTCAAGATGTTCGTTCGAAACCTCGAACTAGAAATCCTCCAGCCAACCCTGACCATGTGTGCCAGCATGGTCCAACAATATATCACTGACCCGATGGAGTTCCAAATCACCGGAGAAAACCCAGCTATCAAGAAGTGGGTGGTTATGCAACCGGAGGAGTTGATTGGTACGCTGGATTTTGATCTCGTTGCTGCTAACTATGCGAGTAATCGCGTCATCCGTCAACGCAATTTACTTGCACTATTTAATTTGGCTTCTCAATCACCGTTCCTTAACCAGTACGAATCGTTAAAGGAACTCTTCAAGGCCTTTGAAGTAAGGAACGTGAATAAGCTATTGTTTACTCCCCCTCAAGTCCAAGCCATGCAGATGGCCGAGCAAAAGAAGAACATCGAAATGATGATGCTCGAAGCCATGATGGATACCGAGGGCAAGGCTCGCATAGGACAATCAAAGCCTCAGACCACCACTGGCAAGGACGGTCGTCCTCGAAAGGCACAGTTTGAAGGCAAGATTCCTGGTGCTGGCTTGATGTCACATATCAAGGACCTGGCCCAGAATATGGGAGCAACCAGTCTTGGCCTAGAAGGACTTGGAACGAATCCTAATTCTGATGACTAATACCAGAATCGTTTATCACGGCAGAGAAGATCGCGGCCCCCATCCTCGTTGCAACGGAAAAGGTTGCTGGTTCTGCAACGAAACAGGTCGGGATATAATCCATCTTGGTATGGTTGTTGAAGAGAAAGACTATCCTCTTCCGCTTGTTACAAGTCGATACCTCATTGACAAGGCTGTTGATGGAGTTGGGACTCATGTGGTTGTAATCAAAGACCAAGTTACCAAAGTCGGAGACTGGGAATCATGTTGCCTTTGGGCAGAGGATCTTTTAAAGAACAGGAGCATCGGGGCGCTTCCGAACAAGTGATCCTAGAGACACGTGGTAAGCAGGCCCCAAGGGATTAGATGTGGAATTTTATCAAGGCAACCCAGCTTTGGATTATACTTGTCCCGTATCTTATAATGGGACTCGGAACCGCTTCCAACCAAGCTGTTAAGATAGCTAACCACGACAAGTTCCCGGTGTTGGATAATGGCTATCACTACCAGGTCAATGACGATGGAATGATGGACGATGAACATTGCGTCATGACTTCCGAGACTCGTCTTAATGCCCTCGCAGATATCTTTGATTTTGAGGGCAAGACGCTAAGCATCGGGGATATGCTTCTTAATCTAGGCGATTGGCTCAGAGAGGTTGGCTACTGGGCATTTCCAATATACCTCCTCGCTATCAACGGGGTTAGAAAGAGGAAAGATGTCACTATTCAAGAGGGAAACTGAACATCATTACCACATTGTTGAGATAGATAAATCAGCTAAACTTCCAGAGCCAAATGATGATCTTCGTAACGGACTCAAAGCTCTCGCAGTTAATCCATATTTTCAATATCTCATGCAACGCTTTCGATTTAAGAAAGCCGCTATGCAGACTACACTAAATGAGGGATTTAAACTTGACGAACAAACTCTTCGCTACTGTCAAGCCGGTCTTTTTTGGTCTGGAGAAATAGAGCGGGACATCAAGATTTTAACGCAGGAACAGCCCACAACGCGCCCTGCATCGGTTGACGAGTTGGCAGCTTTTAAACAGGTTGCCAAGGCCATAACACTCGTTGGCCAAGACGACACCTCACAAGGGTGATATTCCCACAAGGAGAAGCAATGCCTCAGCAACCAACAAGCGTATCATCCGGTTACAACAGCGGTCATATTGACCTATCTGCTGCGCCCGGCGCTGATCAAGATTGGGATTCGTTGTTCCCGAATCCTGAATCTCAAACCGCGTTGTCGCCACAAGCGACGCAGCCTGGAACAAATCCCCAACAGCAGCCACAAGCAGACCAAGTCTTCCTTAAAGCAGGAGACACGGTTTATAAAACTGTTGAGGATGCGATCGAAGGTACAGCCCACAAGGATAAACTGATCGCAGATTATCGTAAGTTTTTGACTGACAACGGAGTTGATCCAAATTCATTGCAGAAGACAGCGCAAGCTGTCCAGCCACAAACTGATCCTGCAAAGACCAATTCTCCCTATAAGTATTACGGGAATCCGGAATTCTTCGACAAGGTCGCAGATGCCGCACAACGGCGCGATCGAGTAGAATACGAAAGACTAATGTCCTCTCATACTCAAGAAGCAATCCAGGCCCAGCTTGATCCCTGGCGAGCCACCTTAGCTGAAACGAATCGCTTCCGAGCTATTCGTCAAGCCACTGCTGAAACGCCAGACTTCGGAAAGTTCATCGACGGCCCCGGTTACAAAAAGGTCCTTGATAGCTTCCCCTTGTACAAGGAGATGGTCCAAATAGGTGAGAATGATCCCGTGGCGGCTCAGCGCCTCCCCGAGGTCTACAAGTCCATGTACCTCATCTATCAAGGCATGAATCAAACCGGTCAAGTCCAACAGGCACAAGCTACGACCAGCACCACCCAAGTAAACCCGACTGTGCGACAACAGCCTACCCTTCAACCCTCATCCCTAACCCCGCCCCCGCCAAGTCACAGCACACAAGGCTGGCAAGACAATAGCTGGCGCGGAAATAAACCCGTTGCGAACGATGCGCGTAAGCAACTCATCCAAGACGGGGACAACAAGTTTAATGGAATGCGTTTCGAAGATGTCGGTCTGTAATCCACAGCGGGCACAAATTCAAGGAGAATTATAGTGGACTTTCTTAAACTATTAACGAACCTCGTGTTCGTTCTCTTCGGGTTTGGCCCAGACGTTGTTACCGTCACTCTTGGGACTGCGGGAAACGCGGGTTCAACTGCCGCCGAACTTATTACATATATGTCGGCGCGTCTGCTTGAAGTCGCTGAGTTCAACACCATCTTAGACCAGTTCGGCGACAAGCACCCCTTGCCGTCCAACTCTTCCAAGACGATTCGATTCGTCCGCGAGGAAAAACTAACGGTGGCCGCGACTCCCACGCAGTTAACTGAGGGCATCCCCCCGGATGCTGTGGGTCTTACCCTTAACCAAATTGAAGCCACGGTCGAGCAGTATGGCTCGGTCGTGCGATTGTCTGATCTCGCAGAGATCACAGCTCGACACAATGTTATCGAGCGGACAATCTACGTCCTAGGCCTGCAAGCGGCAGAGACCTATGACCAGCTCATCTTTAACGTCCTGAATGCCGCCACCAACACCTACTATCCTAACAACCGGGCTGGTGATACCAGCTTGCTCGGTGCGGACCTGGTAGGTTATCCTGACCTAGTTGAACTTGATGCCGCTCTACAGGATCAAGGCGGACGACCTTTCGAAGGTGGCGAGTATGTTTTCGTTACTCCTCCGCAGGTCTACGCCGGGCTCCTGAAAGACCCGGACTTCAAGGCCAGCAACCAGTTCCGTGCGCCCGAGAAAATCTGGCGTGGCGAAGTGGGAATGCTTGGCGGGTTCCGAGTTATTCGCTCGAACTCCCCGGCATTTGCTGCAACCTCTCAGGCTACTGCCGGTCAGTCCAGTAAGGTTTACACCTCGTTTGGTGTGGCGCGGTTTGCTTTCCAGATCAGTGACCTCCAGAACCTCCGGGTTTATGTGGTCGCTCCTGGTGGGCAGCTTGATCCCTTGCAACAGTCCAGGAAGATCGGCTGGAAGTTCGCTTTCAAGTCGGTGATAAACTAATGTCACCTAACTGCACTATATCGGTGGAACTCCCTTTGGGACAATACCGAGGCAACCTGCGAAAGCAGAGAGTCCGTAGAGACTACACGTGCAGCCCCTTTATGGGTGAAGATATAGTCCGCTCTGCATGGCAACATGCAGAAGGCAATAGAAATATTTGCCTCCCTCTGTAATAAATACGCGGTATG